AACGCCTAAAGGAGTCCGTCTCAGCGTTAAACTTTTTATTGATAGAACCAATCTGAAATGACATCTATCGCAGTTTTCTGCTATTTAGGGTAGGTTAATGAGGGTATCATCGATGACACCATCAGGTTTGTCGATGCGAATCTCGTGTACCCGTACTTCGTAAGTAGTAGACTGCTTAGGAGTAAATTGTAAGTATACACTAGGAGCACTGATCGCTACGGTTGTGTTAATAATGTCACGTCTTTCCGTTGTCGCTGTAGATACATTGCCAAACTTACTGTAGTTGGCATCACCTTGATACAAGTTTGCTGCTACCTGGAAAGTAGAGTATTCATTGTTAGTGGTGTTGTAGATCTCAACGTAATATTTTACGGAAGTGTAGTTGTTGTACGTTGTGTCCGAAATGGTAACGGCACTTGGAGTCGCGGAGTTATCCCCGTTGATTATTGTTCTAGTTGCTGACAAAGCAGCGTCACCAATCGTATACAGACCTTCAATACTTCCTACAGTGGTGGCAATACCAACCTTAGTTGCTAAAGTCGATACCGTAACACCAAGACCAGCAGTAGGTGTAAACTTGAGTTGAATTTCCTCGGAAGGAGTAATATCCATCTCAAATGTTCCAAGATCCATGTCTTCTTTAAATTTACCATATTCGTTATAGAACATAGTAGTTCCAACACCTACGAAGGATGCCTCAAGAAACTCTTTCTCATCAGTGGATGCGACAGAGACAAGAACGTGTCCAGAACGGAAGTCGCTGGCGTTCCATGCTTGAATTACCTGTGGGGTAGCAGTTGTACAATAAGAAGAAACACCAGTTTTTTCAATATTGCTGTAAGAGGTTGTTCCTGTACCAACACCTTCCTCCATTACCTCTTTGTAGAAAGTAACGTCGTAGACGAATGTTGGGTTGTATGGGTTAAAGGAAACTGTGACACTACCGGAATTTAGATCTGCGGTGAAATCACCGAGGTCGAAGGAGTCAGACAAATCGGCATACTGAGAGATGAGTGCTACATTTCCATTATGACTTACAACGAACTCACAATACTGAGTTTCGTTGACCAATACACCGGAAGTAGAATCGAGAACGATCTGTGCGTGATACTTGACGGCACTTACCTTAGATGCCTCGAAGACATCTAGTTGTACTGACTTATTCAGGTCTGGATCAGAATAGAACTGAGGACTGATGTCATCAATCTCAAGAACTCTATTGGTGTTACAGATCAGTGCCTCACCAAACTGATTTCCTCTGAATACAATCTTGTCAGACTTAGATTGATCAGCACTTGTTAGTTCTCTAACAGCGTCCCAATCATACCTACAGTTTACATCTGCCTCACTATCAATGAGGATGATAGAAGATGCTTCCTGTTCTGCTACAGTAATACCAGCGCCAGTGGTTACAGAAGTTGTAGAAGCAACTTGTAGGTCACTGTGCTTCTTAAATCCAGCAATGTGTGCCAGTGAGTCAACTGGTTCACCCCAGCTGCTGATACCAACTTGTGATCTTAGAGAATAAGCAAAACGCTGGTAATAATCATTATCTTGTACTCTCTGTAGGAACTCGTTTGGTTTACCAGTGTCTTTCTCCCATCCATACTGTTTCTCAAGAGAAGCGCCAAGAGTAAATTGACCAGCGTTTTCTACAAGGTTATTGACAACACCCGCAGCACCAGACTCCTTACCAGTAATCTTGTCACCAGTATTGATTCCTGTAACAGACGCAACTCTAATGATATTTGTAGAACTGTCCTTACCAGCAACAATGTTTGTGGTGACATTTTCGGTGTAAACTTCTTCACCAGCAAAGAAAACACCTTCTGTTAGAGTTGCCTCAAACTGGGCGACATTTTGTTTCTTGGTAACAATACCAAATCTCAAACTGTCATGAATACCTGGTTCTTTCTCAACTTCGTAAGTGATAGTTGCCTGGTTAATTAGACCTGGATTTGTATTAACACCAGTGATGCTGAAGAAATTGTATTTGTGATCAGCAGAGTTGTAACCATTACCAGTGGTAACACCAAGGTTTTCTACAAATACTTCATCACCAACAGCAAATGGTAGTGGAACTGCTGTCGTAAATCCTGTGGGAGGTGTTTGTAGTCTTAGAGTAACCGTAGGATCAGAGTATGTGGCACTAATAATACCAACACCATTGCTGTTGTTGACCGCTATGATGCGATTATCAAAACTGCTTAGATTACCACCACCAGAGACAATACGAACATCACTAACACTAGTGCCCTTAAGTTGTGCGACAAGATTTACACTGTCGTTGATTTTGTCAAGAGTCTCATTATATACAATCAGATCGGGCGGAGTTAGATAGTTGGATCCAGTAGACGTAATTGCGACGTTATTAAGGCTGAGGTTATCACGCAGAACAATAACGTCGGGTATAGATGCCTCAGGTCTCAGAGTCTCGTCTGTAGGGAAGTCATAACCAAATTCTAGGATTCTGGTCTTAAGGATGTTACCAATACTGTCAGACGCTACGGAAAGAACCGCAGAAGACCCTGTAGTAGACCCTACAGCAACTTTAGGTAGAGTCTTATAGTTTTTACCGCCCTCTTCTACTGTGACCCTGTGAACGCCACCTGTGACGTTTTTAGATTTAGTAGTATACTGAATGGTAGACTCTGAAGTATACCCAACTCTTTCTGGAGATCTCGTAGTGATATAACGGAAGTCCTGCGATGTTGTAGTAGAGATGGAGTGTCTGCCAGAGAAAATACTTGGATTGACAATAATCTTACTAAAGTCTTTGATGTCAGTATTTGTTTCTACTTGTTTACCCGCTTGTTTAGATACAAACTGATAATACAAGATAGAAGGCATCTGCTCGGTAAAATGTACCGTAGTTCTGGCAGATGCGATGCCAGCAACTAGATTGTTAGTAATCTCGATCGCGGAGGATCCGGTTCCAACAAAACGCCTGGTAAAAATGGGATCTTCAAAGAATTGAACCTCAAGATCTGATAGATCAGAGTCTGACGTGTCAAATACCAACTTATCACCGACAGTGACAATCAATGGTGGGTTAACAGAAGATCCAATACTGACAAACTTACTTACGCCATCATATGTCGCTACTACTGTGCTAGTAGCAGCAGAGACTAAGGTTAGATCAATTACATCACCTACATCCAGTTTGTGAGTTGTTGCTGTAGAAACAACCGTTTCAAACTTGGTAGCACTTGCTTTAGCAACAGGTCTATTGGTTCTAAAAGAATGGGTATCACCAATACCGATGGTGCCGTTAAAATATACACGATCGTGTGGATTGGCAATTTGAGACGCTTGTGTAACAATACCAATCAAATCTTTACTGATCTTCTGTACAAATAGACCAGTAACTGGCAAATCTAGTGTAGTAGAACCGTTGTTCGAATATTGAAGATTGGTTCCATCACCAGGAGTGTAAGTTACAGGATCTCCATGAACAAATCTGTGATTTGGAATACGAATTGCCTTGATTGGCAAGTTAATGCTAACTGACGAGTTTCCAGCACCAATGTAGGAAACAGTTGTACCAATACCAACACCAGCAGTCAGACCAACACCAATACTGTTCTCAGCATTAAAATACTCAGTGACATTGATAGGAGTATCTACGTTAAGTGGATTTTTGATCTTATATGAGAACTCTCTTTCAATACGCCTAATTTGGGCACGATTTGTATGAGCAGCACCAACAGTGCTATTTTGAGCACGAAGAAGTCTAATTTTCTGATTTAGTCTGTCGATGTTTAGAACTTTCATCTGTTCTTGATCGACCTGGAGAATCTCATTCTCCTTAAACTTAGAAACATCCTCAATCAACGGAATGCTGGTGGTTAGACCAGTTGCGAGTAGAGATGTAGCAATACCACTTGTAACAAATGGCACATCAATGATATAAGTGCCTTCTAGTTCACTGAAAGTGGTACTAGAGATACCCGAGATCTTAATTGGGATGCCCGAAGTGTAATTGTGGGCACCGGATGTAACAATACCAGTTACAACATTACCTTCAGCAAATAGTTCTACACCGTCAAGAGTTGTGATAGTGGATGTGATTACTGTGACAGCAGCACCAACAACTTCACTTACTCTACCTACAGCACCGAAACCATTGGTTCCTTTATTATCAAAGTCTAGTGAATCACCTACATTATAGTTCTTACCACGTTCTAGAATACCAACACTCTTAACAGAACCTTTCGAGGTTGACTCAATGACACAAGGAGTGAACTTACCTTTTGCGTTATCATTGATGAACTCATACTCACGAATATTCTGCTTCTTGGTATTTCTTACAAGACCAGCAGGTAGTTTATCTTGGGTAGAAGTAAACTGTAGGTTAAAATCCTGTACTTCCGCATTGAAAGAGTTACCCACCACATATGGGAACAATGGTTCTCTGCGGTTGGCAAATGGACTATTGGGGTTCGTTACTACGGTACTAGACTCTGTAACATAGTAAGCATAGACACCATTAGGATATTCAGGCGTTGGAGCAAAGCGTCCATTGTGCTCGTCTAGGTCGCCAGAACCTTCTTGGTATTCAAAGTCTTCTACAAAGAAACCTTTAGGGAAGTCAGTAACAGATGGACCATTTTGTCTAGATCCGCCAACAGTGGTGTAACTGGATTCAATATACTTAAGTACATTGTCTACCAGCGCATATGGTCCATAGATTGGGTTGCCATCATACGCATATCCCAAAATTGGGGAATGTTTTGTCCCATCATCACCCAAATATTCGCGTAGTTTGCGCGAAGCATAGTAATTGATATATGGGAGGTTATTTTTCTCTACCTTCAGGTTACCATAGAAACCATCATCGTCCGCAACGTCACCAAATTTGGCATATCTAGCGACATTATTGACCGTCCATTCTTTCAGATTGGCGCTACTGACAAGTCCTTGCCCTGGAGTTTTGGCAGTAATAGTAGTGCCAGTGCGTGTATAGTTGACACCTTTGTTAATTACATCAACACCTACAATCCTACCATTATCAATTCTCGCTTTTAGTCTAGCACCAGTACCATCACCAGTGACGATAATATCGGGGACACTAAAGAAGTCCTTACCACCAGACTTAAGTGCTACAGAGTCAATCTGACCATTGATGATAACAGGAACCATTGTTGCCTGAGATCCAGTGACTACACGGACATCAGGTTTAAAATTATCGTTAGTTACAGTAGTACCAAAGTCAGCACCAGTCGTTACTACGTTGATTCCATCAATTACACCTCTGACAATAGGAGTTGCTGTAGCATCAGCAGTGCTGATACCCTGCTGACCCTTAAGTTCTACAGAGATTGGTAGATAGTTGAAAGAACCTTGCTTGTTACCACTACCAGTTAGATTAACAACTGGTGTTAGAGATGTTGAGATAGAAAGTCTAAATCTATCCTCATTGATCTTGACAACGTAATATTCATTACCCTCGATTAGTCCACCAATACTACCTTCAATAAAACGAACCTTTTCACCAGAAGAATATCTGTGATTCTTAGCAATAATTACATCGACGATTTCGTTAACGTCAGTACAAGTAACTTGTCTATTGTAGAAGTCTGTACTTGAGATAACGTTAACTTTATCTACCTTAAGTCTGGGGATCTTAGTACTGAACTTGTGGATTCCAGCACCAGACGAGGTAAGGGGAATAGTCCCAACACCCAACACTGCTTCTCCCTGTGTTCTCGCCAAGGATATGGTATAGTCATCATTCTTGATGACACGATAAGTTGATTGGTTAACAAGAGTTCCGGGAGTAGTTCCAATACCAATCGTAGTTGTACCATCCGTGGAATAGATGACTTCTTCACCAGATTTGAATCCATGAGCGTTTTTGAACGAAAACCTATTGGATAGTGTACTGACAACACCGCCCACCGTAGAACTATCAAAAGATACCTCATGTGGGACGGATTTCATCTTCGCCTCAGCACTACACTGACCATTACCACCAGTCACTTTGACATCGGGTCTGGTTGTGTAATCTACACCTTCTGTATCAACCAGGAACTCTACGATCGGTCCAGCAACCTGTGCTACGACAGAAGATGCTGCTCCAGTGTGCCCAGTTTGTTGAACAGACAATCTGGGGGGATTAGTGACATCATATCCACCACCGCTGTTGAGAACAGTGACATTATCGATAGGACCGTAGAATATACGATCAGATGATCTGTATGATTGTACCTCAACACCATTGAGGAACATACCTACACCACCAGGTTCTACAACGTCTTTTTTGCCGCCTAGGGATGGAGCATCGAACTTACGAAGCAACTGTTGTGCTCCGATGTCCTTGAGACCCACCTGGAAGGGCGTCAGAGACCCAGAACCGTCGATTGTGATGACTTGATCCCTACGAGCATTCTCGGCGCTTAGAGCAAGTTTAAACTGGTTACCATTAACACGTTTGACGTAATATGGTTGATCAGTATTGAGACCAACAGCACTTCCAGTGAAAATTACGATCTCACCACTGATGTAGTTGTGATCGGGGACTGTAATAGTGTCTCCGGTGACGGTAAACGATCTGACACGCTTTTGGGGGTCAATATCGTAATGTGGCAAACTGTTGGACGCCACAAAGATCGAAGAATCGCCAGAATACGTATTTTGGACGTTTGCGACGAATTCTTTGTTAGTTCTTAGTTTGGCACGGATAAAGTATGTGGCACCAGGAGTCAAAGTCGGACAATTAATGTCCAAAGTCCTTAGACCGATAATATTCGTTACGGAACCATCCATAACGTTACCATCTTCATCAACAATGTCGATTAAGTCGGTGTTATTATAGAAAGACTCGTCAAGTAGAGTAATTCTGTAACTATTGGGTCCAATGAGACTAAAAGTGTCAATAGTATGCTTGACAGCACTATTTTGGATCCAAGAATGGAATTTTAGGTCTTCTTGCTTTTTACCAAGAGTCTTAATCTGGATCTGCGTGCCAGAATCCTGAATTACGCCAGATCCGTCAAAAGCAGTTACCGAATTGAGTACACGGAGTCTTACGGGGGCGTTAATGTCCCCATCTTCATAAGAAACCGCGACATTTCCTTGATTTAGAGTTTGACCGATGCCAATCGCTGCTGTTACACCAGTAACGTTCAAAAACTCGGTAAGAGTCTTATCGGTGTACTCTACAGTTTGACTATCATAAGTAAGAGATGCTGATTTGGCATATCCTACTGTAGAATCAACATAAAGAACTGTCGCACCGACACCAATGCCTCTTGTGGCGTAAGTTCTGTTAGTTGGAACAAACTTGCCTACCAAAGTATCGGTAGAAAGTCTAATTTTGTAATATGTGCGATTATTGAGTACGATGGATTCAACATCGTAGATAGAAGCACCCGCATCGCCCTGTGAGAGCGTCTGTGAGACGATCTTAGTGGGGTCTCCGCTGATTACCTCACAAACGACCACATCGTTGACTACAAAGTCAGCATCAGACGGTCTAAAGAGGAACTCTTGAGGTTGAACCATCTCAACCTTCTTATCATATAGCGCACCAAAGAGAATCTTGAATGCTTCTTCGGTACCCTTCGACTTATAGAAGTCTTTTGCCTGTCTAATGAAGTTAGACTGGTCTAGATTGCCGTTTAGGACCCTTTCCTGGAATCCAGGTAGGATTTGCGTCTTCAGTTTCTTCAGAAACTCGTTTAGGAAGACGTTACTGAGATTTGTTACTCTAGCTTCGGCACCATGAGTGCCAACACCACTGATGGTGAAGGTTAGATGCTCTGGTTCGTTGGTTTTGGCATTTTTCTCGATGCCGCTGAAACCACGAACACAACCAGTGAACGATGTAGACCCAATACCGGTGTAGGTAATGATCTCATCGTTGATTTTGAATAGACCCCACTGATTAGGAAACCCTTGTGTGGAGTCTACGTAGATAGTGGTCGCTTGACCATCAATATAACTTGTCAGCGAGGTAAACCCAGTTAGGGTCTCCGTGTTAAGAAAATCTAGGGACTTATATTCTGTTAAATTCTCGGCAATATCAACCGGACCACCCTGGAACTCCTGGGAGTAATAATACTGCTTTAGAAATTCTCCAAACAGAGGATTCTCAAAGTCAATATACTCAGGTATCTGACTTTGAATAACCTCGTGGATTTTTACACGGGATAGGGAGGTCTCGATCATCTCTTATCTGGTTTTCTTACCGTTTTGGTAGCTAGATTGTGGTTGATAACGAGTTCCAGAGGTATTAGCACCTGAAGAGATGCCATCCTGTCTCATAAAGAAGTTACTCTTGGAAACGTCGAGTTGTAGATACAGTTCCTTACGTGCCAAAACGTCGTTTGACATTGGGATTGCCTGAATCTCAATAATATTGTCAGGTTGGACCGTTGACGTTATATTCACAGTATCTATAAGCACTTCGCCGGTCTCATAATTGACCGTTCCAAATTTAGTGGAAACAATCTCTGCTTCGGAGTCAGTATTGATTCTGAATAGGAACAGATTTCCAATATCAGAACCTTCTACAACTTTGTCAGCAAGGTAGACTGTGCCTTCAATACCAGAAACGTTAAACCCAGTGGATTTTACGTTGTACTCATCGTTACCACGGAAGAATTCATTATCAAAGCAAAGTTCATACTGAGTGAACTGATTTACTAGAGCAGATAGATTTCTGCGGATCCTTACAGTCGTAATATTTGATGTAATGGAGGTATCAACAGCATCTACTAGAGATGTAAAGTTAGAATACTTGAATCTCCCACCAAATTTGTTCAATTCGTTGCTTCTAGCGTACTGAGTGATCGCAGAAGTGACATCTGCTTGCAGATTATTGGGATCACCCGTAAAATTGGGGTTGTAATAGACGTGACTATCGACCTCAACGTACAAATACTTGAGATTTACGAAACTTGGGACAATTCCGGCGACAGAATAACTCTTCAGCGACTGTAGAAGTTGCTTTTTGGTAGATTCTGCGAGGAAAGCACCGTTTCTTGGTTTGGCAGCGATGAAAACGCGACCATATTGCGGTGGATTTAGGTCTTCACCACCATAAGCACTGACAGATTCGATATTTGGGTAGATAGAAGGCAAGATTGCCTCGTAGTCAGACGCTGTTACTGCTCTGTTTTGGGCAGCATAGCGTCTTGGGGCGTAATTTCTGATCGATTGTACGGTTTCAATGTCGTCACCGTTGGCAGCAGGCACCCTTGAGAAGATATTTGGAGTAAATGACGGAATATTTGCGCCATTTTCGTCACTAATCGTCCCAACAAAGTTGAAGAACGATGCTCCGTTCGCTTCTTTGCCCTCAGTCTTGATATAAGACGCCTCAATGACGTTACCAGACTCCAATTTCTTACCGAAAATGCCGTCACCGAACAAAATTTCGTATTTTTCGTCGGTCGTTTCCTGGATCAGGTAGATATTTGACGTAGAAGTGACGCCAATGATGTTATCAACCAGTTTATACTCAGTAGAAGTCGTAGAAGAACTGTCTTCTTTGATCTTTACGCGCAGAGTTGAGGTGTCAATGTCGCTATTTGGAAGAATATAGCGGGCATTTGGTTGAGAATTATTGACAGTCCAGTTCTTTTCTAGGTATTGACCCTGATAAATGGTCAAAGTTCCTTCGGTCACGCCATTTTCTACCGCAGATACGTGCTTTTCTGGGATAGAGAACAGAAAATTCTTGTCAGATACGATCGAGTTTGCGATCAAACCCGGTTCAAACGTCACTGTTGCGTTTGATGTGGCAATACCAGAGACCTGATAGTCGATTTGTGCCACTGCTGCGCGTTTCGAACGAGGAACGTATCCGATGTTACGCGCAAGTGAGACGATATTTTCCCTCAACGTCGCCGAATCGATGAACGATTCGTTCACCACCATGTTTGTATTGTAGGCAGTGATATAAGAGTTATAAGCAAGCAGGTTAATGATGACCGAAAGGTTAGAACCTTCGAAGTCAAAGTCGGAGAAGTTA